GATCACGCAAAAATGGTTCAACAGGTTTATACATTAAGAGAAATGGCTCAACCTAAAGAAGATTAATAATTTATATTCCTTGTAATATAATAAAATATATTATAAGGAATTAAATATAAGATAACTCGCAAGAACCTTATTGATGACAGAGAATAGAACTGTAGTCTAAAAGACTTTAAATCCAAGAATTGCCTATCATTATTGATGGAGAACTATTCTGTTTTTTATAACAATAACAATAATGATAAATAGGAGACAAATATGTCATCACAAATAACAACAGCGTTTGTAGAACAATATTCTGCAAACATACAAATGTTATCTCAGCAAATGGGATCACTTTTAAAAGACCACGTTAGAAATGAATCTGTAGTTGGAAAAGATGCTTACTTTGACCAAATTGGTAAAGTAACAGCTATTATAAAAACTACTAGACATTCTGACACACCACAAATCGATACACCTCACTCAAGAAGAAGAGTATCACTAGCTGATTACGAGTTTGCTGATCTAATAGATCAACAAGATAAAATCAGATTGTTAATAGACCCAACTTCATCTTACGCAAAAGCCGCTGCATACGCAATGGGAAGAGCTACAGATGATGTTATTATAGCAGCAGCACTAGGTTCGTCTAATACTGGCGTATCTGGCGGAACAGCAGTAGCACTACCAGCAGGAAATATTACTGCAGTAGGTACTGGTGGAGCTAACACTATGAACATAGCTAAACTAGCATTAGCAAAAGCTAAACTAGACCTTGGTGATGTTGATCCTTCAATTAAAAGACATATTATTATGTCTCCGATTGAAATTCAAGATTTGCTAAACACTACTACAATCACAAATAGTGATTTTAATACTGTTAAAGCACTTGTTCAAGGTGAGATTGATACGTTTATGGGATTCAAATTTCATGTATCTAATAGACTTGTTGATAACGCAGCTGGAAATACACAATGTATAGCCTTTGCAGAAGATGGTATCTTACTTGCAACTGGTAAAGACGTAACTGCTAAGATAGACGAAAGAGCAGATAAGTCTTACGCTACACAAGTGTACTACTGTCAAACAATCGGTGCAACTAGAATGGAAGAAGCGAAAGTTATTTCTGTTCTTGCAAACTAATAATAGCTAAAATAAAGGAGAAATAATATTATGGCTAATTCAATACAATACGCAAAAACAGTTAGTACACCTTCTGTAAAGTTGGCTACTAACGAACTAACAGGAAGAGTAAGAGTAGCTTTTGCTGAATACGAAGCAAGTGCAGAGCAAGGTACTATAAATATGTTTGTTCTACCTACTGGAGCAAGAATCGTTAGATCGAGAAATGCACATGATGCTTTAGGTGGTTCTACAACTTTATCAGTTGGACACGCAGCATATGTTACTGCAGCAGGTGTTGCAGTTGCAGCTGATGTAGATGAGTACTTAGGAGCTACTGCTTCAACAGGTGCTGTTGGACATGACGTTGCTAACACTATAGCTTTGGGTGAAAACTCAGTTACAGATGCTAATGAAGATGGTGTTACAATTACAGCTACAATGGCTGGTGGCAATTGTACTGGTACTATTCAATTATCTATGTTTTACGTTTTAGATTAATACTTATTTTAGGGGGTGGAAGCGAGAGTGGAAACCCCCTAGAGTGCATGAAACAAATTAAAGATTTAAAACCTGTATTACATCTTAAAAAAGACAATTACATTTACAGGTATGTATTGGTAGACAGATTTCAAAATGATGGTAAGAATCATTATGGTTTTGACACTAAACAAGAAAAGACAACAGAAGAAATTTTTGCGTTAAAAAGTAATAGACAAATCAGACGTAAATATATAATAAGGAAGTAATATGGCATCAGTAGTAGGAATATGTAATGGAGCATTAAATCAACTGGGAGCTACAACAATACTTTCATTAAACGAAGATTCAAAAAACGCTAGACTTTGTAACTCAAGATACTCAGAAGTAAGAGATGCAGTATTTAGATCACACCCTTGGAACTGTTTACAAGTAAGATTAGAATTACCACAATCAACTACAACTCCAGCATGGGGTTTTAAATTTCAATATAGTTTACCCGGTGATTGTTTAAGGTTACTTAGAATATTAGAATATGATTCTAATCATAAAGTAGAAGGAAGAAATATTTTATCTAATAGTGAGACTATGAAAACTTTATATATTTCAAGAGTTACTGATCCTGCTCAATATGATGAATTGTTAAGAGAAACTTTATCTTCAGCATTAGGTGCAGATATTGCTTATGCAATTACATCTAATAATACTACTTCACAAAATATGATTGCATCATATCAAGATAAATTAAGAGATGCTAGATTTGTAGATTCAACAGAAGGCTATAATGTTAATCCAGATAATGGAATGACAGATGTTGTTGGTGCTGATACTTTCATTAACTCAAGATATTAATAATGGCTAGAGTAGCTGCACAACTTACCAATTTTACAGCAGGTGAATTATCACCTAGACTTGATGGTAGAAATGATTTAGCAAAATATTCAGCAGGTTGTTCAACTGTAGAAAATATGGTTATCTATCCTCATGGAGCAGCAGCTCGTAGACCTGGAACTCAGTTTGTTGCATCAGTAAAAACTCCAGCTAACAACACAAGAATTATACCTTTTGAATTTAATACTGAACAAACTTATATATTAGAACTTGGTAATAATTATATGAGATTCTATAGAGATAGAGGTCAAATATTATCTAGTGGTAATCCTTATGAAATTTCAACACCTTATACTACAGCACAAATATTTGATTTAAAATTTGCTCAATCTGCAGATGTTATGTATATTACGCATCCATCACATCAAACTAGAACATTATCAAGATCGGGTCATACATCATGGTCTTTAGATGCAGTTAGTTTTACTAATGGACCATTCTTAGATACAAATATAAGTACAACAACTTTAACTCCATCTGCTGCAACAGTAGGATCAAGAACTATAACAGCATCTGCAATTACAGGTATTAATGGTGGTTCTGGATTTTTAACAACTGATATTGGTAGACAAATTAGAATAGGTGTTGGTTATGGAGTAATTACAGCTAGAACAAATACAACAGTTGTAGTTGCTACAATTACTACAGCTTTTGCAAATGCAAATGCTAATGCAGATTGGTCATTAGGAGCATTTTCTACAACAACAGGTTTCCCGGCTTGTGTATCTTTCTTTGAACAAAGATTAGTTTTTGCTGGTACAATTAATAATCCGCAAACAGTTTATTTTTCTAAGTCTGGTGATTATGAAAACATGGATGCAAACATTGGTGGTACTGTAGCAGATGATGATGCTGTGGTTTATACTATTGCATCAAATCAAGTAAACTCAATTAGATTTATGTCATCAGCCAGAACTTTAATTATAGGTACTGCAGGTGGTGAATTTGTTGTATCTGGTGGTGGAGATAATAATGCTGTTACACCAACTAACATTATGATTAAAAAACAATCTAATCATGGTGCAGCAAATGTAGATGCAATATCAGTTGGTAATGCAACATTATTTTTGCAACGTGCCAAAAGAAAAATTAGAGAACTAGCATATAATTTTGATGTAGATGGTTATATTGCTCCAGATTTAACTATACTTGCCGAACACATTACCGAAGGTAATATTGTAGAAATGGCATATCAAGAAGAACCTTTAGCAATCATATGGTGCGTTAGAGGTGATGGTCAATTAATTGCTTTAACTTACCAAAGAGAACAAGAAGTAGTTGCTTGGCATAGACATATTATAGGTGGTTCATTTGGAACAGGTAATGCAGTAGTTGAGAGTGTTGCAGTAATTCCAACTGAAAATAGTGAGTATGAATTATATGTAGTTGTTAAAAGAACTATTGGTGGTGCAACAACAAGATATGTAGAATATTTACATACGTTTGATTTTACTGAATCAGACAATACAACATTTAATTATTTAGATTCTCAATTAGGATTATCAAAATCTGCAACAACTTTAACAGCTGGTATTAGTGCTACAGCAACAACTGTTCCGGTTGCTTCTATTAGTGGTTTTACTTCTTCTGGTAAAATTAAAATAGGTGGAGAAATTATTTCTTATTCTGGAATAACAAATCTTAATTTAACAGGATGTGTTAGAGGTCAAAATATTACATCTGCAAAAGCACATTTATCCGGAGCTGTTACAAAAGAAGTAGTTAATATTATAGCTGGATTAAATCATTTAAATGGTCAAACAGTTTCAATACTTGCTGATGGTGCTACTCATCCTACAAAGGTAGTATCTAATAATCAAATAACTTTAGATAGATTTTCAACAGATGTTAAGGTTGGTTTACAATATACATCAATATTAAAAACAATGAGAATAGATGCTGGTTCACAAGATGGTACTTCTCAAGGTAAAACTAAAAGAATATACGAAGTTACTGCCAGACTATTTGAAACAGTTGGTGTTGAAATAGGACCAGATTTAAACAACATGGAACGAATACCATTTAGAACTTCTGCTGATCCTATGGATCAAGGTATTCCACCATTCACAGGAGATAAACAAGTAGAATTTAGAGGAAACTATGATACAGATGGTTTTATGATGGTAAGACAAACGCAACCTTTGCCTTTAACCCTTTTATCATTATACCCAAGATTGATAACAAATGATGGATAATAAATTGCATATAACACCTTATACAAAAGAACATGGAAGATTTATATTATCTTGTCAAATGAATCATAAAATTTTAGAAGCTGATTCAGAATATATAAAAGTTATGGGTGATGCTCAAAACTTAGAACAAGATCATTTAGCTTTTACAGGTATCGTAAATCATAAACCTATTTTTGCAGCAGGTATGAAAATGGTTTGGGGTCAAGTTGCTGAAGGTTGGGTTATAGCTACAGATGAAATGTGGAAACATCCTTTGGGTGTTGCTAAAGCAATTAAAAAAGATTTTGCTAGAGTTGCAAAAGAACATAATATAAAAAGAGTACAAAGTGGAATTAGAAAAGATTTTAAAGAAGGCATAAGATTTGCCGAATGGTTAGGACTAGAAAGAGAAGGCTTAATGAAAAACTGGGGATTTGACGGATCAGACCAATATATGTATGCGAGGATATTTTAATGGGAGCAGTTACACCATTACTTCAAATAGCAGCAGGACAACAAGCTAATGCTATTGGTAAATTTAACCAATCAGTTGCAAATAGAAATGCAACAATAGCTGAACAAGAAGCTGCACAACAAGAAAAATTAACAGAATTTGATATTGCTAAATTTAATCAAAGTTTTGAACAAATGGAAGGAACAACCAGAGTTTCTCTTGCTAAATCTGGTGTAGAATTAAGTGGTACTGCATTAAAAATTTTACAATCAAATGCTGAACAAGCAGAACTACAAAGAAATGTTATAGAATATAATGGTAAAGTTAAACAAAATCAAAAATTAGAAGAAGCAAATTTTTCCAGAATGTCTGGATCACTTGCTCGTATGCAAGGTAAACAAGCACAAATAGGATATTATGCACAAGCAGGTTCTAGCTTATTAACAATGGCAAAAATGGGTTAATAAATATGAGAGATTATAAATCAGAATATAAAAATTATCATTCTAAACCGGATCAAAAAAAAAGAAGAGCTGGAAGAAACGGAGCAAGAGCTATAATGAAAAAAAAACTTGGTTCTAGTATATTGGGTAGAGATGTAGATCACAAAGATAGAAACCCAAAAAATAATAATCAAAATAATTTAAGATTACAATCTAAATCTACAAACAGATCAAGGAATCAATAATGCCAAAAATACCTACATTTATATCTGAAGCTAGACCTACTGCTGAAGTTTCTTCAATAAAAAGTAATATTCAAGTTTCACCAAATAGTAGCCTTGCTGCAGCATTAATTCCAGCTGCAAAAACAATAGATAATTATTATTTAAAAGAAAAAGAAATATCTAATAAAGTTGAATCTGGAAAATTATTAAATGAAGCAACTCTTGAAATTTTTGAATTACAATCAAAATCAAAATTAAAATCTACTCCAGAAGAAGGAATAAATTTTTTTAATACTGGATATAAAAATATTGTAGATAAATACAAAACTAAAGCACCAAACAATTATATTAGCAAATCTTTTGAAATAGGAATGGCATCTGACAAACCATCTTATGTTAGTAGCATTTTAAAAGAAACTAGAGCTGGAATGGTATCAACAAGAGTTTCACAAATTGATATGAAAGTTAAAAATAAAATATTAAATGCAGTAGAAGGTGATAATGAATTTGATTTTGCTACTTTAA